AAACAGAAGTAGTGGGAACGTTACCCGGTTCTGCTTTTATAGACATCTTTAAATAGGTGATGCTAAATTAAAAGAAATCGGAGAAAATAATGGAAGACACTATGCACGAAAATACCACAATAGAAGGCGTAGAAGGCGAAGTTTTAGAAACAGTTGTTGAGCCTGAGCAGGTTGGTATTACTAAAGACGAACCTGTAGCGGAAGAAGTCGTAGATGACTCTAAGAAATTTCAGTCAATGTATGATAAGAAAGCCGCTGATTATGACAAGCTTAATAATGAACTCGATGAACTTCGTAAGTATGAGCAACTAGGAAGGGTCTTACAAGATAGGCCTGACGTAGTTGAAGCGATGAGAAACACTTTGAGTGGTAATACGGCTAGTAAAGAAGAAGCTCCTAAGGTTACAGAAGATTCTTTTGACCCTTGGGAAGCTTATTACAAGCCGGGTTCACCTTCATATGAGATGAGGGTAGAACAAGAAAAAGCTGTTGCCCAGCAAGCTGTTCAAGAACAGATGGCAGGGTTTCAACAGCAAATGGCGATAAGTAACTTAAGACAGGATTTATCTAGTAAGCACGGAATGACAGACCCTCAAATGGCTGATGACTTCATACAATTTGCAACTACACCTAGGGAAGACCTTCCTTTGGATATGTTAGTTGATGTATATAGAAAGTATAAAGGCGGTGAGGAAAAGGTATCTCCAAACTTAGAGGCTGTTCAGAAGACCAAAACAATTCCAACTACGGCTGGAGTAGTTCAAGGGTCTGCACCTGAGCAACCAAACGAGCTAGATGACGTATGGCAAGGAGTTATGAACTCGTCAAGAAATAGTAAAATATAAACAAGGAGTCCTAAATGGCAACTTACAATCAAGGAATTGTGAATGTTGGTGACCCGGGTTCAGCCGCTTCAGGCTATCATACTCGTAGGTTATTTAACTTCTCAGACCGTGTAGCGGACTTGGCTCCAGAAGAATCACCTTTTTTCGTGTATCTTTCAAAAGTAGCTAAAGTTCCCACAGATGACCCACAATTCAGATTTTTAGAGGATAGAACAAAAGTCTCAATGACTGACCGTTCTTTCGTAATTAAAGGGGATGTTGCAATCCCAGCAGTAGGTAGTTCGGCTACATATGTAGTTGAAACAAAAGCAATAGGAGGAGCATCCGTTGATTGGTTAATCAAAGGAATGGTTCTTTCTATTGGAGTAGAAGCCTCAAGTGTTCCAGCTCACGTTGTTGTTAGAATAGAGCAGGCACCTGTTATTAATTCCTCTGACACTACTATTGTAGCAAAGACAATTTCAGGAGTAGACGGAGCATCTATTGATGAAGCTAAGTGTACTGTTATAGGTACGTCTTTCGCAGAGGGTTCTGGAGCACCAGACGTTTTTTCAGAAGAGCTAGATAATGATTTTGGTTTTACCCAAATCTTTAAAACAGCTTGCGAAATGTCAAACACTGCAAGAGCAACTCGATATAGAGGTTACGCAGATGAGTTCCAGAGAACTTGGAATCTTAAACTTCGTGAACATAAGATTGATATTGAACGTGCTATGTTATATGGTCAACGTGCATCTACTGGAGGTATACAATATACCGAAGGTATCGCTGGTCATATAATAGCAAATGGTACCGCAGTAGGCGGAACAACTGACTTATCTTACAGTGCAGGAGCTCCTTATTTTAGGAGTGCATCTCAAAGTGAGTTAACATACGACAGGCTTCTATCTGATTTTGAAGTTGTCTATGACCCAGCTCGTGGTGGAGGAGATTCTAAATTAGCACTTGCTAGTTTACCTGTAATCTCTTTCTTTAACAAGCTTGGTAAAGATTCTTTCTTACACGGTTCATTGTCTTATAATACATCAAACCAGCCACCAGCTACAACTGCTCTAAGCAGTTCTTCTTTAAGGTATAATATGGAAGAAAAACAGGGCTCATTTGGTCACAAGGTAATGGTTCTTGAAACTATTCATGGAACTTTAAACTTGGTTAAAGAACCATTGTTTAGAGGAAATGCTTCAGGTTTCATAGCAATGGTTGACTTAGACCATGTTGCTTACCGACCATTGGTTGGTAATGGTGTTAATAGAGATACTCAAATCATGACTAACGTGCAATCAGCAGATGAAGATTTACGTAAGGATATGATTATGACAGAAGCAGGCTTAGAAGTAAGCTTGCCTGAAAGTCATTATCTCTTAAACTTAGAAGGAGTTTAATCATGCGAGGTGATATATCAAACTCAAGTAGCGGCAAGTACGGACAATCTCCAGAGATTTACCAGTACCAAGCTAAAACAGCTAACTTTACAGCTTCACCGGGAGTTTGTTACTTAGTAACAAAACTTGATGGATGTGCAATTACTCTTCCAGCTCCTAATGTTGGAGACAAGATAAAGATTGTTCTTGGTGCAGTTACAAGTAATACTCATAGTATAACTTGTGATGCAACAACAACTTTGTTTGAAGGGTATGCTTTAATGTGGGATGCCGCTGATGCTACAGCCGCACAACACGTAGTTTTTGCTCCAGATGGAAGTGATGACGATGCTTTTTCAATGAATGGAACTACAACTGGTATTTCTGCAGTTGTTGAATTAGTAGGAGTTCAGAACAATACAGCCGGTACTGGAACTGCCGCAGGTAGATGGCATATGGCCGCTCAAGTCGCCTGTTCTGGTGCTGTAGCAACTCCATTTGCTTAAACTGAATAAATAAAGTTAACAGTAATTAGAACTGTGGGGGTTATCGAATAAAGGGTAACCCCCAAATCTAAGGAAAAAATATGAATTGCATACATTGTAAAACACCAAACCCAGAACAATGGTTCTACTGCAGAAGCTGTGGCAATAAGGCTTCTGAGTCTGTTTATACTACTAATTTATTTATGCAAAGTGAGATAGGTAAGAGAAGTGATATAGAATTTTCAACAATGAGTATGGATGACCATATAGGAAAAATATCAAAGGATAGAAGTGAGAAGGAATCTAAGATTTGGGCAGATAGAGTTAAGCAGGCAGGTGTTAATTAATGGCTAATTTTGACGTACAGATACAAGATTTAATTGGTACATTTTCAGACCAAGTTGCTATGGATGATTCTATGACAGCCGGTGCTAAAGAAATTATAAATGCCTTACCGACATCTATGCTTTATAAATGTGCTGACAAAGCAACTCTTAACAATTCTACACCAACTTTGGTAAGTATTGATACTAAGGGTAGAATAATAAACGTACTTAGAGTTGATGCAGATAGTAGCGGAGTTCAAAGGCCTTGTAGATATGTAGATAGTTTTAAAAGAGGCAGGATACAAGACACTACAGATATGGAATATGCTACGGCTACAGACCCGGCTTATCTCCTATATGATAATGTATTAGAAGTATACCCTACACCTACAGCTAGTCAAACAGCGGATGTGCAGTTTGTTGCATTCCCAACTGTTGATGCTAGTGCTGTAAGTACTATAGCAAACTTTCCAGATGAAGCAGAGCATTTGGTTGTATTGTATGCCGCAATAAGAGCTTTGGATAATTTAATGGGAGATGTGTCTCCTATGACAAATGCATCAGCCGCATTAACTAATTTAAAAACAAATGCAGATAGAGAAGACTTTGAAATGGTTAATAATTACGCTACAGAGTCTAGTCAGAGAGTTGCTTACAATAATGCAAAGTACTCATTTTATGAAAAGAAACAAATTAAATTACAACAAGATTATGACAAGGGGCTAGCTAAGCTAGTAGACTAATATGGCAGTTCATTCCATAAGCGTAAAAGAATTAATAAGTAGAGTTAGACAGATATTTCCAAGTGCTCCAGAAACTTATATATTAAATTTAATAAACGACGCATTGGTTGAAATAGGTACTTATAAAACAAAAGTAGTTACAGCTAAAATAAATTTAGAATCTGGTAAGATGTATTATGATTTAGCAGATGGAGCTACAGATGCAAGTGGTAATGCAATAGAAGTAAATCAGGTACTTAGGGTCTACGGACTTGATAATGAAGGTGATTATATTATAGTACCTAGACTAATAGAGAAAGATTTATTATTAGCTGATATAGCTAATGAAGACAAACTAAACACACCTAATTAATATGGCACTATTAAAAGAAGTAACATCACTGACTATAACCGGAGTTGGCTCTGCTATTGCAGGTGACTATGTACTAATAAACGGAGTAAATTTAGATGAAACTGTAAAGCCAAGATTTTCAAAAAAACCTTATCTTATATGGTGGGGAGAGTCTGGAGATAGTGCTCCGTCTATTTCTGGTGTTACTATAGTAAAAGTAACAGTATCTTCTGGTGATGGGGCTAATACTATAGCAACAGCAACTTCTAGTGCTATTAACGCCTTAGACGAATTTACCACTTCTCTTTCAGCTCCTTTAGTTACAATTACAAATTCTAATTTTGGAGCGGTTACATCTTCTAGTTATGTAATAAGTTCTGGGCCATCAGCGGCTAGTATATCAACAACGACCTCAGGAACTGGTTCCTTTGTTAGTAATATAAAGTACCCAGAAAATCAATTGATGTATATGATAGAAGGTGATAAGATTGCAGTATTATCAGAACTAGATTCATCTGGTAATAACAATACATCTGCAAGAAAAAAATTAAAAGCAATACAGGAAGACTTAGTAGAGGGATTAGTTCTTCAATATTATGCTGAGCCAGATAGTGTTACAGCGGTGACAGATAACTTAGATATAGATAATGCTTTAGAATTAGCGGTAGTTGATTATGTAAAAAAATGTTTATATATGGATAGGGCAGGTACTGCTACAGATGCAGGTATGATGCAGACATCAATGGCTTTATCTAGCAAACACGAAAGAAATTTTAAAGAAGCCGTACAGAGATATGGCGTTAGGAAAAAAGACAAAACAGGTGGCACTAGAGTGGTAAAGGTTCCAACCTTAGTTTAACCAATATAAATGCTTTTAAGCGGTGGTGGAGGAATATAGGATAAATTATGTCAGACATTAATAAATTTACAAGCAAAGAAGTTCTTAACAAAGTTCTTCTTGACTCTTCAGGAGATGCAGTAAATGCATTTTCTCACACAACACAAGAAGCCTTAAATGCGGCTTTAGATGCTACAAACAATAGACTAAACGTATCTCTCGCAGGCGGTACAATATCTGGGGATGTAACCATAGCAGGTGATTTAACTGTTAATGGTGGTGGTTCAATGGCATATTCAGAAGTATTAACTGGCGATATGATTATTGTGAATGGTGCTGGAACATTGCCAACACTATTTGCTGGACATCAACTTGTTCTACAGAATAATGATGACTCAGGAGACCAATCAAGATTAGCTATAATTTCTGGTGCAACAGGATATAGCGTTATTGATTTTGGTGATGCGAGTGATGTAGATGCTGGTGGTATAGCTTATCAAAATCATGGTTCTGCTGATTTAATGACTTTAAGAGTTAATGCTTCAGATTTTGTATTTATTAAAGACTCTGGGGTTGGTATAGGTGCATCACCCGACACAACACTTCACATTATGACATCTGATGCAAGTCTTACTACAGCCGATACAAATGCTTCAGTTATTATAGAAGAAAATGACCATACTTATTTAGAGTTATTAACACCCAGCGATAAGCAAAGTGGAATTATATTTTCAAATGGTACATTATCCAGCTCTGGAATAATAAATTACAATCAAAGCACAGATGCTATGACTTTTAATACTGATGGTGATACTGCACTCACCATTGATGCAAGTCAAAATGTTGAAGTAAACAATGCCGCTTTAAAAATAAAGACTGCTGGTCAGGAACTTCAATGGGTAAATGGAGCAACTAAACTTACTGGAGCAGATACATATTTAGAATTTAATGTTAATTCTGCAAGAAGATTTAAACTCGATGCCAACTCCCGAATCTCACTATCTAATAATGATGCAAGTGGAGCAGTAGGCACAACATTGTTCGGCTACAAAGCTGGTTTAAATATAGTTAGTGGGGCTGTAAGTAATACATTTATTGGTCACGAAGTAGCTGATGCAACATTAACAAATGCGGCAGATTATAACACAGCCGTAGGGGGTTCAGCACTTAGTGGGTTGACAAGTGGATATTCAAATGCGGCTTTTGGTTTTCAATCACTTTTTAGTAATACAGACGGACTTCAAAATACTGCTATTGGTACTTCTGCTTTATATAGCAATGTTGGAACCGATAATAATACCGCAGTTGGAGACCAAGCTGGTATGTTCACAACTGGAGCAAGTAATACTTACGTTGGACAGTCTGCTGGTAGAGGTGCAAGTGGAGCAGATGCAAATAATGTTGGAGTAGGTCACAATGCTCTATTAGCGATTACTTCAGCTACTTATAATACATCTGTTGGTTCAGGTTCAGGTGATGCTCTTACAACTGGAGCATTTAATACTTCGATTGGTGCAGTTTCTCTTTCTTTGGCTACTACCGCTTTAAATAATACAGCTATTGGTTTTAATGCAATGTCTGATGTTAAGGCTGGAGTCGCTGTAGATGGGTGCGTTGCCATTGGAAAAGCTGCATTAGTTGGAAATGCTAATAATACGACTGGTATAAATGGCACAGTAGCGATTGGAAAATCTGCTCTTTCAGCATTGACAGCTAGTCCGGGAGGTACTGTTGTAGGGTATCAATCTGGAAAAAATGTTACAACTGCGGATTATAGTACAGCTCTTGGATATAATACATTAGGTGGAAACTCAAGCACAGCATTATATGGCAATGATAATACTGCTCTCGGTGCAAATGCTGGTAGAGATATGGAAGGAGCGGCTGAAGGAAATGTTTTAGTAGGTAAAGATGCTGGAATATCAATGACAACAGGAAATTTTAATGTTCTGATTGGAAGAGATGCTGGCGATGCTTTAGTGGATGAAACACATAATACAGCAATAGGAACAGATGCACTTACTGGCTCAAGTTTAGTAGACCAAACAGTTATTGTAGGTTCACAAGCTGGAATGGGGGCAATGGAGGCTACTGCTGATGGCACAATTGCTGTGGGATATTCGGCTCTTGCGGCATTGACTTCTGGAGGTTCTAATACTGCTATAGGTTTTGAATCTCAATTATATCAAACAGATGGAGCAAATAACACTTCATTAGGTTATAAAGCATTAAGAAATGCAGATAATGGAGAGTCTCTTAATACTGTAATTGGAACAAAGGCTTGTGAGTTTTTAAATCACGCAAGTTCAGATGGTAATACTGTTGTAGGTACTCAGGCTAATGTTGGAGGAACAGGAGCAAGGGCTTATAATACTGTAATGGGTTATCGTGCAATGGGAAGTGCTAATACTCAAAATAACATTGGCGGTAACGAAAATGTATTTATTGGAGCATATTCTGGCAATGGTACTTGGGTAACTGCTGGCTGTGATGGAAATACTGCTGTTGGTTATAATTCATTGTCAGGTGCGTTAAATGGAGCAACTGATAATGTTGCATTTGGAAAAAGTGCTTTAGGTGCATTGACTACAGGAGACAGGAATACAGCAATTGGAACAAATGCTGGTGCTACATCAACAGGTGTAGGTAAAACAGTATTAATAGGATATAATGCTGGTGGCTCAAATATGACAAGTGATGCTGATGGTACGATTGCCATAGGCGAACACGCAGGATATGCATTGACAAGCGGAATAGCAAATGTAGCAATGGGATTCCAAGCACTTTTTGCAGAAGATGATGGTGATAAATCAACTGCTATTGGATACCAAGCATTAACAGCACAGACAGGAACAAGTGGTACTGTGGCGAATACAGCAGTCGGATACCAAGCTGGTAGTAACATAACCACAGGAACAGAGAACACGATTGTAGGTGCATTTTCTACTGCATCAGTAGTTGGTGGTGTCAATCAAACAGTTATTGGTTCTGGTATAACAGGAAATGCAGATAACTCAGTAGTGCTTGGCAACACATCTGTAACAGATGTTTACATGGCAAAAGATAGTGGTGCTACTGTTCATTGTGCTGGTATAAAATTTGATGCATCTGGAGAGGTTCTTGGAGATTATGAAGAAGGTACTTATACAGTAACACTAACACCATCAACAAGTGGCTCTATAACTGTTAACAGCTCTTACGATACAGCTTCATATACAAAGATTGGAAGGCAAGTAACAGTTACAGGTGCAATAGATACATCTGCTATTAGTTCACCAGTTGGATTTATTAAGGTAAATGTTCCTTTTACGATTGGAGCTAATACTGAACTTTCGCATAGAGCGTCTGGTTCTGTTGTTGTTTATAGTGCTAGTAGTAACATTCAAGACTATATGGTATTTGCAGATGGGGGTGAAGCCTATTTTAGAATATATTTAAGTACAGGCACTACGTTGGCTACAACTTCAGCCGCAACTATAGATGCATCAACAAGCATAGCGTTTACATTCACATATTTTGCTTAATGGATATTAAGCTGGAACTAACAAGGAGTTAAAATGGCTTTAGAAAAAAAACAAACATACGATTATGAAGTGCGTGGAGATTACAAATGTATCCAAGAACGCTGTAAAACATCTATCGAAGAAGATGGTAAAGAAATATCATTTTCATACCATAGAAAGGCATTTATGCCAGATGCAGATGTAAGTGCTGAGTCTGATGAATTAAAGGCAATGGCAAATGCACTATGGACAGATGCAGTTAAAAAAGCGTATGAAGACAGTAAAAAAGATTAATTAACTAACACAAGGAGTCAATAATGGCTAAAAAAGAAAACCAATCGCCAATACTAACTCTCAATGATGTCGAGTATGATGTCAATGAGGACTTTAATGACGAGCAAAAGCAGATGTATTTACACTTGAAGAATATCGATGACAAAATCAACAGCAACAACTTTATCCAACAGCAACTCGCTGTAAGTAAGGATGGGTTTGTAAGAATGTTGGAAGAGTCGTTGGCAAAGTCAGATGAAGTTGAGGCTGAAGTAGAAGCATGATGTTAATATCAATGATACTTATTGCATCCGCACTATTTACATATTTAGTTATATGGGAAGGATACAATAAAAAATGATTGTAAGAAGGTGTAGTCAGGGCCATCGTGTAAGACTCCATAAAAATACAACCCCGAGTGCTACTCGTGTAAAAACTTATCCCGATGGGTCTACTGAGACTCTGGCTTACCCTTCGTCTTATGATTACTTTGTAGATGTAGATGGAACTGTAGCAAAGAAAAGTAATAGCTTTAAAGTTGCAGAAGAATACTATGTATCAGAATGTGCAAAGAAGCACGGTGATGGACATGGTAGGTTAATAGTAGGAAGCCATCATATAATTAATGGGGTGGCTACGAGTCAATCAGATTATCCCACTATGGATAATACCAAGGCAGAAATACAAGATTTTTATGATAAGCGTGGAATCTATTATGGTTCTAGTGAAACTAAATCGGAATTATTATCAAGGATAGTTCCTCAAATGAGTGGTACCGAAGAGGTATCCAAACACTTAAAGGTATAGATATGAATAAGATAATGGCTTTCTTAATGGCTTTTTCTTTTATTAGCTCAACTCCTAGTGACCCTGTTCAACATGAAGAACTGACGTATAGTGAAGAGGTAAAAAAGAAAAAGAAAAAAGGTAAGAAGATGAAGGGTAAAGGAAAGAAAAAGAAGAAAGGTTTTTTCTCAAAGGTCTTTGGTTCTAAGTAATGAGTCTTTATAAGTACACCGAGAAAGAAGCGGCCAATCTACTCATAGGGCAGAATGGCTTTGATGTTATTGCAGAGCACAACACTACTGTTGTGACTCCAGACACAGGCTCTTGGGTGGCTATTCAAGCACTTGGCAAAGACAATTCGGATGGTGAAAGTGCACCTGTCGCTCTTACTGAATTTTTAAAAATTAAAGTAACTTCTAATATTGGTGATGATATAAGTTCTTTTGTAAATCTTATACCCGGTGAAATATTATATGGGAATTTTAGTGGTATTGTAAATCATACAGACTCTACGGCAGTATGCATAGCTTACAGAGGGTAAGAAGAACAGAAAGATTAAAGAGGAGAAGTAAAATGCAAAGTCCTTTAAGCAATCTTGTTAGCTGGCAAAAAGACACAGGTCAGTTAGATGGATGGACGGCTTATCATTTAGCCGCTGGAGCTTTTCTATGTAAGATATTCCAATGGTTGCATTGGAGTAGTTTTTGGTGTGTCATGGGGGTTTTTATCGTTGGTGTTCTATGGGAAATATTTGAGTATTACATAGAAGACTGGAGACCTTATGGTAGCAAAAAGAAATGGGCATACAACACTCTCGCTGACATAGTTGTAGAGACTGCAATAGCTTGGTGGATGGTGCTATGAACAATATAATAAAAAAGGTAAAGAACGGAGGGTTTGAAGTTGTTAGTACGAGTTATGGGAATCCTGTTGTGTATAAATATAATGACAGGATGCAGTCAGGGTTGGAGAGCAGGAGGGATACAACTCACACCTCAGGATACAGTTACAAATACAGTTTTTATAGAAGTAATGGGGATTGATTCAATTTTGCATTACTATCACGGAAGAGTTTATAATGAATCTAACTGGTGTTGGATGCATCACCAATATGAAGATGTGGTTAAATGAGTGGAAAACCGGATACCGCTAGAAGTTATAGGGCTACTGTACTTGATGATAACGCCATTGTTAGCATTAATCTTAAATGGCTTGGGCAAGGATTGGTCTTGGTGGGAGCATTGGTCTATGGGTATTGGCAGATTGAAAGTAGGATTAAAGCGTTGGAAAATCAAGTGGCTACTGCGGATGAACAGATTGGGAATCTTCTTAGTAAACACATCTTGGAAGAGAGGGTTGAACGAGAAGAGCTGGCAGAAAAAGTAGCTTTTTATGAAAAGGAATTAAATTTAAATCCATTTAGTTGGGGTAAAAAAAAGAAAAAATGATAATGTTAATTTATACATTGGATTTATCAATTGATGAACTACAGGAATTGACTATTTGTTTTTGGGAAAACAAAGAGCTTAATCCTTTTATAGCAATAGCGGAGACGTAATGGACTTTATGGCAGTATACGGAGAGGCTGGAATGATAGGTGTGGTAGGCGTAATGTTCGTCTACTTAGTAATATCAATGTCAAAAAAATCAGAAGCACAACAAGAGTCATTAAGAAATCTTGAAATAGAAAATAGAGGACAGTCTGAGACTATTGAGAATATGGAAGGTATGATAATTAAATTAATAGGAAGATGGAATGAATCTGACTCTGTTAGAGATAGAAGATATGAAGCTCAATTAGAGGCTATGTCTGATTTAGAAAAACAATTATCAAGAATGGATGGTATAATGTCCAGAATGAATGGAAAAAACTAATGGATAGTTTAAAGGTTTCTGGTATATCATTTATTAATTATGGTATACATTTATCAAATGTAAATTTAATGCTACAATGTATAATAGGATTAATGACTATTGTATACTTAGCTTACAAAATAAAACAAATAAGGAGTAATTAACTATGTTAATGAAAATGATTGCAGATGAATTACTATCTGATAAAACAGGTGAAGAAGTAATTGACGAAATTAATAAAGCAATAGACATACCAATTATAAGTGAAAAAACAGAAAAGGCTATATTAGAAGCTCTTTGGAAAGTTATTAAAACTGTTCTATTGAAAAAAATTGGTGTATAATGCCTGCTAAAAAAACAAAAAAGAAAGACTCTAGGCTTACTCGAGCTGGTGTATCTGGATATAATAAGCCAAAACGTACTCCAAGCCATCCCAAGAAAAGCCATGTTGTTGTAGCAAAAGAAGGCTCTAAGGTTAAGCTAATTAGATTTGGAGAAAAAGGTGCTAAGACAGCAGGTAAGCCAAAAGCAGGTGAGTCTAGAAAAATGAAAATGAAAAGAAAATCGTTCAAAGCAAGGCATGGAAAGAACATAGCAAAAGGTAAGATGTCTGCGGCTTATTGGGCGAATAAGGTAAAATGGTAAAAGGAGTTAGGTATGCCACAGGGTAAAGGAACATATGGGTCAAAGAGAGGTAGGCCTAAAAAAACTAAAGGTAAAGCACCTAAAAACGTTAAAGGTGTATCAATGTCTGGATTAAATATTAGACAGGCAAATGCAATGAAGAAACATTCAAAACATCACACAGCAAAACATCTTAGAACAATGGCAAACGCTATGAAAAAAGGAAAAAGCTTTTCAGAGTCTCATAAAATGGCTCAGAAAAAAGTAGGGAAATAGTGGCCACTGCTAATAAAAAAGACCCGAAAAAGTGGGCTAGAGCAAAGGCAAGAGCTAGAGCTAAGATGGGTGGACACTCAGCTAGAGCTATGCAACTTGCTGTTAAGTACTATAAACAATCTGGTGGAAGATACTCTGGGAAGAAAAGTTCTGGCAATAAACTTTCAAAGTGGTCAAAACAAAAATGGGATTATGTAAGTAAAGAGGATAAGAAAAAACCAAAAAGAAAAAGAGGTCGTTATTTACCTGAGTCAGTTAGGAAAAGCCTTAGTCCCGGTCAAAAAAGTTCTACAAATAAAGCAAAAAGAAAAGCCTCGGCTTCAGGAAAAAGGAAGGCTAAGTACAGTAAATCAATAGCAAGGAAGGTTCGCAATGCCTAGATTCGGAAAAAGAAGTAAAGAAAGATTAAAAGGTGTAGACACTAGATTAGTTAATGTTCTTAATGAACTTATAAAAATTATGGATGTTACCATAATAGAAGGATTGCGTAGTGAAAAAAGACAGAAAGAGCTATTGGCTAAGGGGGCAACGAAAGTAAGATATTCCAAACATATGGATGGAAAGGCGGTAGACTTAGCCCCCTATCCGATAGACTGGAACAATAGAGATGGCTTTCACTATATGGGTGGAATGATACGTGGCATATCACATAAGCTTGGACTGAAGGTAAGATGGGGTGGAGACTGGGATTCTGATGGCGATGTAAAAGATAATGGATTTGATGACTTAGTACACGTGGAGATACTTGATTAATGCCTAAGGCTAGTATTAATATAAACGATTTTGGTAGGGGTATAAACACAGTTAAGAACCCTAGGGATTTAGCAATAGGCGAGTCTCCTAATATAGTTAACTTTGATACATCTAATAGAGGCGAGTTAAGACCTAGAAGTTATTTCAATGAACAAACAAATGGAGGTTCTCTAAGGCTAAATGCAAATGGCGTAGACGCACACACAGCATCAATAAATCCCGGATATGGATTGTATTATTTCGAAGCTGATGAAGCTACTGGGCTTAGAGGTGTTACATTTACTGCTGACGGAGCTGGTTCGTATAGTGCTAGGGATGGTAATAACATAATATTTATAGCGGCAAGTGATACTATTAGAATTAACAACGATAACTTTTGGACTGAGAATAATATACTTTCTTCAGCTACTAGTTTCCCAGTAAAAATTAAAATATCGGGAACTTCTAGTAATAATGGAACTTTTACAATTACTGGAATAGGTGGTGATGCAGACCCATTTGGGCCCACCTTAGGTTCAACTTGGAATCCTTCTGGAACAGCACCCGCTTCAAACTTTGTAAATAATTATGTACAGGTTGCAGAATCTCTTACAGATGAAAATGTTTCTTCAAGTACTAGTGTTACTATAAAAAGGATAGGCCTTGTGGGAGATAGGTTATTAGCATTAGGAAATATAGATGACAGTAAAGTGGATGTATATTCAGATTTCTCTGACGCTTGGTCTGCTGATAAGATTACAGTTGTTAACACATTAGAAACAAATGAAAAACCAGAGTATGTATTTTACTATATAGACTCATCGCTTAGAGTTGCTGATGGAAATTTTAAAAACGAATCTACTCCTAAATGGTATGGATTTATAGACAGAAATCAGCTTCAGTATGACATAGGTACAAGTAGTGAGAATGTACATAGAACAATAGCTCCTGCTTTTTATGAAGAAAATAATGACTTAGCTCCCCCAACTGAATTTAATCTAGAAACAACTATAAACGGTTCGGATGAATTTCCAACCTCTGGCTCTGGTTGGGGTTTTGCAATAAACGAAACAAATGGAGAAGGTGAATTTA